ACCCGCCACCTTTCTTTACAAAAAATAAAAAAAATACAAAGTTTTTTTGGAAAAAACATATAAAAACGGCTCAAATGGAGTTAAAACGTGTAAAAACGTATAAATTATATAGGAAAACTGTTAAAACCCCTCCAGAAGCCTAAAAATAGCATTTAAAGAGGTATAGGAGATATAATGAAATGAAAGAAACGAAGATAGAATACCGAAAAGTCGAGGAATTAATACCATATGACAAAAACCCGAGACTAAATAATGATGCTGTCAAGTATGTAGCCGAAAGTATTAAACAATTCGGCTTTAAAGTTCCAATTATCATAGATAAGAACAATGTCATAGTAGCAGGGCATACGAGACTAAAAGCATCAAAGCAATTAGGACTAAAAGAAGTACCAGTTATCGTAGCGGACGATCTGACAGAGGAGCAAATAAAGGCTTTTAGGCTAGTTGACAACAAAGTAACAGACTTTTCATTATGGGACTATGAAAAGTTGAAAGTAGAAATAGACAAGATCAATAATTTTAAAGTGGATCACATAGACGACTTTAACGTAGACTTAAACTTTTTTGGCTTCGATAATTATAGCGTCTATGAAGTTCTGGACGAAACAGGCTTATCAAAGAATGAAAACGAAAATATAGAAAAAGACAGCTTTATTATCACATTTAGTCTTAAACATGAGTTAAAGCCTTATTTTCAAAATTATTTAAAGACACATTCGAAGGAAGATTTAAACTTTATTTTTTTGAATGTAATAAAGGGAATGAGTGACAATGGAGATTAAGAATATTGATATAAAATTGATAAAGCCTTATGAGAATAACCCACGAGTAAATATAAACGCTGTGGATAAGGTAGCCGAGAGTATTCGAGAGTTCGGCTTTAAAGTGCCTTTAGTTGTTAATTCAGATTATGTCATAATCAATGGACATACAAGATACGAGGCATCAAAGAAGCTAGGCTTAAAGAACGTGCCTGTAATCTTTGCAGACGACTTATCAGAACAACAGCAAAACGCTTTTAGAATTATTGATAATAAAACCCATGATTACGCAGAATGGGACTATCAGACATTAGAAGAAGAATTAGATAAAATATCTTTAGACATGAGTAAATATGGCTTTGAAGAAAATACACTAGACTTTATCGACGAAATGATAGACAGCGGAATAGCTGGAGAAGGAAACGATAAAGAGCTTTGGAGTTTACAAATAACATTTGAGAAGAAGTATGAAGAACAAGTCAAGCAAGCAATAAATAAATACGGTAAAGAAATGATAGTACAAAGCGTGCTAGATATTCTGGAGGAGAATTAATATGCCTAAGTGCGGTAGTCAATGCTATTTATGTGACGTGCCTATTCGCTTTGATATGTATGTAGGCTGTTCTCATGGCTGTAAATATTGCTTTGCTAAAAAGTTCGAAGATATTTCAAAAATAAAAATAGACGAAACTCCAAAGAAGTTAAAAGACTTCATTAACGGAAAAAGAACTCCAGATACGAGCTGGTGCGACTGGGATATACCTTTACACATAGGCGGTATGAGTGATCCTTTTCAACCATGCGAGAGAAAATACAGAGTTACTTACGAATGTTTAAAGATATTGAAAGAAACGCAGTACCCTTTTATCATTAGCACGAAGGGAAAGCTAGTAGCCGAAGAAGAATATCTTAGCTTGCTAGAAGAATGCAACTGCGTAGTACAAATAAGTTTAGTATGTAGTGATTACGACAGCTTAGAAGCTGGCTGTCCTACATTCGAAGAAAGATTAGAAATAATCAGAAAAATATCACCAAGAGTAAAAAGAGTGATCGTAAGAGTTCAACCTTATATGCATGAAAAATACGATATGATCTTTAAAAACTTGAAAAAGTTCAAAGATGCAGGAGCTTACGGAGTAATCATAGAGGGAATGAAGTTTCCAAAGAAGGTAGAAGGCTTAGTAAGAATAGGCGGAGACTATACATACGATTACGAGACAATTTTAAGCGACTTCCTAAAGTTGAAAGAAGAAGCCCATAAGTTAGATTTAAAAATATATGCAGGTGAGAACAGGATAAGAAAGTTCGGAGATAATTTAACCTGCTGTGGTATTGAAGGCTTAGAAGGTTTTAAGCCAAATAGATATAATTTAAATCATATTTTGAATGGAGACAAAGCAGTACCAGAAAAAGATATGAAAATGTTACAGACTGGGACTTCGTTATGTTTTTTAACTTTAATGTCTAATACAGCTTCTTTATCAAAGATCAGGAAGCAGAGCTTTTACTATACAATGCTACAATACTACAAAGAACATAAAAACTCAGTAGATAAAATTATGGGAGTTAAAAAGAGGTAGCAAGAATGGAAAAAGAAATAAAACAATGTTTTTTACTGTTAAGAGACTACAGACATAGGCTAACAAAACAGCAGAATAAAACATTTAAAGGGCAAATATTATCAGGAGATATAGAAGGCTTTAAACGAGGCTTATTTAATATAATGAAAATAAAATACACGAAATGAGATAAAAAGAAATGAGGTGGAAAAATGGCTAAAATGTCATTAAGCGAGCAAGCCCAAGAAATTATAAGGATAGCAGAAGAAAGCGGAGTACAAAGTAACTTCTTTTTTATTACTACATTCAAAAGATATCAAGTACAGTTAAATATGCTAACCGAACTAGAAAAAAGAATGAAAGACGACGGAATGTTAGTAACAAAAGAATACGTCAAAGGGAGAAAGAATTTATATTCTAACCCAGCATTAAGAGAATATAATACAACTACTGACAGTGCAAACAGGACAGTATCTACATTAATGAAAATTATCAAGAATTATAATGTAGACGAGGAAGATACAGAAGTAGAAGAAGATCCACTACTAAAAGCTATAAACGGTAGTGAAGACTATGACTAATAAAGCATTAGAGTATTGTAACAAAGCAATAAAAGAAAAAACAACGCCAAAGTATGTTAAATTGCAAATGCAAGAATTTATTGACATATGCGAGGAAAAAAATAACAAGTATAAAATAAGTGAAAAAAAACTAAATCAAGTAAACAACATATTAAAGTTATTGATTATGCCTAAAGGACTTAAAGCAGGACAAACGCTTTACGAGTGTACCGCAGGTTATCAATGGCTTTTTTATATTGCTATACTTTGTACTGTATATAGAGATAATGAGAAGAAAAGAAGATATGAGATAGGAATATTAGAAATCTGTAGAAAGAACTTTAAAACATTCACAATAGCTACTATCTTTATACTACTATTTTTAACAGAGCCTAAGTTTTCTAAGTTCTTTAGTGTAGCACCAGACGGAGCTTTAAGTAGAGAAGTTAGAGAAGCGATAAGTGAGATAATCAGAAGTTCACCATTAATATACGAGTACAAAGATACTAAAAGATTTAAGATATTAAGAGACTATATCTTATTTAAACCTAATCAAGTAACTTATATACCGCTTAGTTATTCTACGAGTAGACTAGACGGTAGGCTTCCTTCGGCTTTTATTGTAGACGAAGCAGGAGCTTTACCTAGTAGTTATGCAATAGAAAGTATGAAGTCAGGACAATTAAACATATTAAATAAATTAGGCTTTATTATCAGTACTAAATATCCTACAATAGATAATCCATTCGAGGACGAAGTGAAGTACTCTAAAAAAGTATTAGACGGCTTAGAGAATGACGAAACTAGATTTAGTTTATTATACGAGCCTGATAAAACTAATAACTGGGAAACTGACGATATGATCCTAAAACAAAGTAATCCTGTATCTTTAGAAATACCTGAGATATGGAACGACTTAGTAAAAAAAAGAGCATATGCAGTAGCCGTAGAGAGTGCGAGGGAAAACTTTGTATGTAAGCATTGTAATATTATTTACTCAGGCTCAAATATGGAAACATATATACAAATAAACGAGCTAAGAGAATGTAAACAAGCTAAAATAAATTGGAGTGGTAGAGTAGTATATGTAGGACTAGACTTATCAGAAAGTAACGATAATACTTCGGTAAGTATGGTAACAGTAGACGATAATAATAACATACTAGCTGATAGCTTCGCTTTTATTCCAGAAGGAAGAATAGAAGAAAAAACCGCATCAGAAAAAGTAAACTATAGAGAACTAATGAAAACAGGAAAGGTAATAGCTTGTGGAGATAAAGTAATAGACTACGCAGTAGTAGAAGATTTTATATTAAATCTAGAGAATAAATATGGAGTACAAATACAAGCAATAGGATACGACCGCTGGAACGCATTAAGTACAGCT